CCAGACCACCATTCCCAATACTGATCCAATATATCTTTATCAGATAGAGTTTCCCACTTGTCATATTCATCACCAAGTGAGTTTGTATCGGGAAAACAAATAGTCCAGTATCTCATTACAGTTGGGCCTGTAGTTCTTCGATGCGTGATTTTAACACAGAGGCCGCAGTATTAAAATGTCCTGTGCCACTGGTATTAGGATTGTAGTAATATCGCAGGAGTGTTTCCATCTCAGTTTGCAATACAGCGATATATTCTTCTTTACTTGTAAAAAATTGTTTCATGATTTCATCCATTCTTGTTTACTTGTTGCTGAAAAATCTGGACATTGTAGTCCACCATGTCCATTCTTGTCACCACATACAACGCATCGATCACGACCACCACCACCACGGCCAGGACGCAATGCGTCTATCTCTAGTGAATTTTGTATTCTCGCTGAGTTAATTAACTCAAGCGCTTCTCGATACATCTTATTGTTTATTAAAACCTCAACTGCTGTCAAGGTATCATTTAGCCTGTTCTTCATCGGTTTGCTCCACGTCCCACATACGAACGAAAAAATGGTTACCACAAGCATCAATTTCTCTCTGTGGATAACCGTTGTCTAATAGCCATTGTGTCATATCACCTTCGCCGTTCCATTTCATAGGAAAGCCATATTTCCACCCTGCAGGCGGATCAACCCATATCATTTTCATTTTACACTTTCATAAGTTTACCGACAAGATACCAGTCGGATGTTTTTGATACAATCACCGTTTTACCAGTCTTTTTATCTTTACGGCGTTTTACCTCATAGTCCATCTCAATACCTGTAACTTTTTCAAGATATTGAATTGCCTCAATTTCGGTATCAAATTGTTGTGTACCGTCATTATTAAACAGATTTGGTTTTGCAATGAACATTATACATCCTTTTTCATATAGTTGTCAAGGGAACGAACGATATCATCCGATACCGCTTTAGACTGATAAGCATTTTGCTCTATCAAAGAAGTGAGAAAACCGGCGATATACGGATAGTTATAACTATCCTCGCCGGTCTTGTGTAATTCCATAAACTCAATAAGTTTATTTTGTATTTGACGCTTACGATTCAATGAGGTACGATTCATTATACTGGAACTCCTGGTAGATTTTCTGCTGACTCATCAGCAAGAATTGCTATTGCACGACGAGCCGCTTCACCTGCATTGGTGTTTGCATAATCATCACTCAGACTATTGAAACCCTGATACATGACCCATTCATCATTTTTGAGCCATTCAACTCGAATATCATATGCCACATCAAACGGACTACCGTCATGAACGATACGAACTTTACCATAATTATGTGCTACTCTCATTCTATTGTCTCCTTTTCCATCATTTGAAACAAAATATATTTTGCGACATTCAATTGCCTATGCACCCTAGGGTTGCTCATGCATAGTTCTTCCTGACAATCACTCAGTATACCAGCCACGACCATTTCAAGTCCTGACAAATTTGCGGTCAGAGAATTCATATATTGATTTTGAATGTCCTCAGTGGACATACCGTAACAGCTTTTTTCGAATTCATTCATTAGTACACCTCATCAAAATAATCATTGTCTGCAACATAATCATCAGCACATGGCTCAAACGGATCTGATTCCATATCAATCATAAAATCTAAAATCTCCTGCAATTCAGCCATGGAAATGTTATATATTTGGCATATTTGCCGAAACGACAAATCGCCAGTTGTCAACTCGGAAACTATTTCATTTATTGACATAAAACCTCCTAATAACTCAACAGGAATAATTATATCAAATGGCCGAATTAACGTCAAACGGTATTTGTTGTCATGTTGTAAAAATACAACACTATTTTGTTATCATTCTGGAAACTTGTTGTCTGCGGAATCGTGAGATATTATAAAATTGATAAATTGTACGGCTTCATTTTCATCTGTAAAGAATCGCACAACGGTTTGATCGGTGAATAGATTGAAGAAAATCAATAATATTGTTTCATCGTTGGTGGAGAATTTGATCGCCCATCCATTACGGTTGACGGGCGACCAAGATTTCATTTTACTTGCTGTCTTTTGATACGGACTTTGTACCGGTTTCGATAAGTTTTTTCGCATCCTGTGCCACATTTTCATTAAAAGTTTTTGCTTTCTTTGTATATGTAGTAAAGTGTCCATCTGTAACACTGTCAAAGAATGTCAGTCCTAAATCGTTGATATCTTTTTGTAGATCAACTGCCTTTGTCAGAAATGTCTCTGATTTACGTGCGATATCATTGAATGTATAAAATGATGGTGTTAATGGTGGAAAGTTAAACATAGTAACCTCTCTGGTAATAGTATTGTTGAATTAAATGTTCTACATCGGCTGGTGTTTTTGGATTACGTGATTCGATATATCTTTCAATATCGGTTCTGTCCCTCTCAATACACCAATTTAGTAATAGTTTTAGCATAATGCCCTCCTATTACTATATAGTCTATTTTATATTGCAACGCAACAAAAGTCAATACTATCTGAGGTGATCTTTACGGATACGGCAACTTACCCAGGCATTGTAATAATTGTCACTCAGTAGGGCATGACGACAAAATATTTCATACGTTTCATAATAGCTACACGCTGACCTCGAGCTACAAAGATGCAGAATTTCTCTGGTATAGTTGTCTTTACCGTTTGTTTTAATTTCATCCAGTAGTTCCTTGTTTGACCCGTAGTAATCTTCCCAGTCTGATTTTACCCTGGTTTTCTTTTTCTTGCCTTTGACCTGTTTGGTCTTAGATTTGGTGAAGAACTTCTTACCAATATATTTACGACCACTTTGATTGTGCGTAATTAAGTACACAAAACCAAAGTGATCTTTTATATCGTTTTCAGTAAACTCAATTGGTGTATTATGAAAGTACCATGTCATTCGTCATAATCTTCATCTTCATATGCATGATCTGGAATGTGTAGGTATTCAGCACAGAATGGGCAGTGATTTGGATCTGTTTCACTTTCTTCTGGATCGTATTGAATGACAAATGTGGTTCCACAAGCATCGCACGTATGATTAATATTCATCAATTTAATTCTCCTTAGTTACACCAAGACTGTTTTGCCTCACCAAAGTATTCACGAGCAAAACCATTTTGAATTAACATTGCACGGAGACTCTGACCATCTAGAAGGATGTCTCCCAAAACACGACCACCAAATTTGTCCCACCCGTAAAGAACAACTTGACGTTTAGTTGATTTGGCAACTGCTGCTGTGGTAAACTTTGTTGCGTTTTGTCCTCGTTGATCTTCACTTGGACATTGCGCTCGGAACCCCTTTTCGGGGGTATCAACTCCATAGATGCGAACTGCTAGTTCTGGTTTCAGTGGCTTTGGTAGAAATGGTGCTGCAATGACCACAGTATCGCCATCGTTTACACGAACGATTTGTGCATCATACATTACACCCTCTGGTGTCTTTGCCTGTACTGGTAAGAATAAACAAAGAAACAAAAATCCTACTGCAATATAAAACTTAGTCATAAATTTTTTCATACACTTTCCTTACATATCTGATTATAGACATCATTTCTTGCTGTGATTGGTGTCAGCATTTCTACTGTATATGCACCAAATTCATATGATCCTCTGAATATTAGTGATTCATCTGGATCAACATACCATTCAAATAAAATATAAAGATTTGCATCTTTACAATTTAAAACTCCGTAAGTATATATCTTACTCACATCTGCCTTAAGTCCATCACTATAATATGGTTTCTTGTACACTGTGGTTGCATGGAATTCATACACGTTTTGATGCTTTTTGAGCATTCCCTTTTCAATGTATAAAAACCAGTCTGCCGCTTCGGCACCAAGTGTCCATTCAGATTCGACAAAAGGAATTTTAGTTACGCCGTTTTGTAGTTCTACAAAAGGTAATCGATACCCATCCGATGCGAATGATGGGAGTGAAATAAGTACCGCCATTACAAATGAAAATAGGTACTTCATTGGTATTCCCTCCAAAGTACCTATTTAGACTGATTTTTATATTAGAAACTCAGTTGACCTCTGAGCATTACTGCTTTATCACCGTTTACACGACTGCCTGCTGCACCAACAGGTGCGTCAAACTTAGTGTCAACATAGTTTAGCATGAAGCGTAAATTATCATTGGCAAACCATGTAATGCCATATGTTAGTGACGTTGCTTTGTTTGTCTTGCCTGCGACTACTGCAATATCATCGGCATTGAACTCACTTGCACGTACACCAACTTGCCATGCACCCTTGCCACCTTTATCAACTGGATTATTTGGCTTTATCCAACCAAATACACCATCTTTGTAACTATGGTTTTCACCTGTCAGATTGTACATTGCTTGAATGTAATAACCATCAATCTTTTGATCAGCACCTTTCGCAGGATCATATGTGAATTGAAACTGTTCACCTTGTAGTTTCAGCGATTTGTATGCGAACGCTGCTTCAAGACCTTGGCGTGTACGATTTGTGTCACCACTCAGTGCAGGACCTGTGAAGTATGCACTTTGTTGACGACTCTCTGTACGACCACTTGCTGCTGTTACACCACTCTTGATATCACCTACACTGTATGCTGCACCAAGATGCATTACTGTGTCTTTGATCATCGCAAGTTCAGCAAAGTTCACAGTAGCACGACCAATTACATCGGTACTGTCTGCTGTTGCACTCTTATTTCCTCTACCACGACTGAGAGCCACGGCATATGTAAAACCAGTTTTAGGCACTCCATGTATCATCACTCCTGTTTCTTTTGCAGGTATAAATTCACCTTCTGTTTGACCAATCAAACTACGTTCCATAAAGTCAAGATTATTTGAACTGGTCAACTGCTCAAGACTAAATGGCATTTTGAACAAACCAAATTGAAACTGCATTTCAGGATTGGCTGCATAGTTTACCCACATTTCATCCATAGTAGATGATGTTGATGCTGCACCTGTATCATTACCAAAGTTTGCTAATAGAAGATATTTGAAGTCTTTTGCAAATTGACCACGAACACCAAATCTTGCACGACGTACTTCTAAACCATCTTGATACGTATCTGTGCTTTGACCTTTGGCATAGTCTGGTGTATAAGTTCGGTAGTCCATATGAAGTCTACCTGTAAATTGGGCAGTCGTGTTACCGTCTTTAGATTTGATTCCAAGTCCATTGCCCATGACTCCACCATCATCTTGTCTTGCAATTCTCCATTTGTTTGATTCACTAACATCTCTGTCAATTCTTTGTTCAACAAATTTTTTATTTTCTTCTTTGTCCTCATATTCTTTGATTTTAGTTTCATACTCTTGTTGAGTAAGAATACCTTTGTCTCTCAGAATACTCAGAGTTTCTTTGTGACTATCAGCATATGCTGGAATTACTGTCGTAAGTGCAACAACAATAGCAAGTTTTTTAAATAGTTTCATGATTTATCCTTATTTCCAAATTGTGTTACCATCAGGACCTTTTAGATCCTTTTTCCAGTTATCTTGTACTAACTTGATAACTGATTGAGGCATGTGTACATACTCCAAATCCTCACTCATCTTTGCACCGTTCTTGTAACTCCAATCAAAGAATTTAAGAATTGCCTTGCCTGTTAGTGCATCGGCTTGTTGCTTGTGCATTAGAATAAAACTTGCGCCAGTTGCAGGCCATGCGTCTTTACCGGTTTGATATGTCAGTAACAAATACATTCCTGGTGCATTTGCCCAATCTGCATTTGATGCTGCTGCTTTGAATGTACTATCGTCTGGTTGTACAAAATTGCCATCACGATTCTTCAATTGTGCCCATGCAATTTTATTTTTCTTTGCGTATGCATATTCAACGTAACCGAATGCACCTTTTACACGCTGAACATTTGCTGCAACACCTTCATTACCTTTACCGCCTACTCCTACTGGCCATTTCACTGCTGTGCCTTCACCAACTACTTTTGCAAAATCTGGATTTGCTTTGCTCAGATAGTTTGTCCAAATGAATGTTGTACCAGAACCATCTGCACGATGAATTACAGTGATATTCAATGCTGGTAAATTTACACCAGGATTCAAATCAGTGATTGCTTTGTCATTCCACTTTGTAATTTTACCAAGATGAATACCTGCAACAACATCACTCGTCAACTTCAATTGACCTGGTGCAATACCATCAAGATTTATAACTGGTACTACACCACCAATGATTGCAGGAAATTGCATTAGACCTTCTTTGTCTAATTCTTCTGGCTTCAATGGCATATCACTTGCACCAAAGTCAACTGTCTTTGCTTTGATTTGACGGATACCACCACCCGATCCGATTGATTGATAATTGAGTCCTATGCCTGTTGCTGATTTGTATGCTTCAGCCCATTTTGCATAGATTGGATATGGAAATGTCGCACCAGCACCGGTTAAATCTGCTGCTGATGCGACACCTGTGAATAGTAACAACGATAATAATAGATTCTTCATAATATCTCCTATAGGAATTGTGCGGTTGCACAATATCACACTTATCTATTTTTTTCAAGTTTTTAAATAAAACTGTAACAAAACTGAAATCGTTTTGTAACAATTACCACTTTTTGATTGGACAACTAACTGAATCAATTCTTACTTTGAGTGGCATAAAACATCCACATTTGTCACAGAATCTCAATTTAGTCAGATGTTCACATCCTTTGCATATCTCATATCTTTGTTTTGCAAGAGGTATATCTTCATTTTCTTTTTCGTACTCAAGTGTTTTCTCGTCTGGTCCAATCACGGTATTACTCCTACCTTTAATGACTAACATAATTTATACTGTAAATGAAGAACCGCAACCACACGTTGCAGTCACATTTGGATTCCTTATTTTAAACTCTGATCCCATCAGTGTACTTTCATAATCTATCTCTGCATCTGTTAGATATTGCATACTCATAGAATCAACAACAACTTTTATTTCATCTTTTTCAAACGTAAAGTCATCGTCAGCAGGTGGTTGATCTTCCAGTGTAAATCCATACTGAAATCCAGAACAACCACCTCCTTGCACATATATTCTGAGCATCAATGAAGAATCTTCCTCATCAATAATTGATTTGATTTTCTTTGCGGCTGCAGAACTAATTGTAATCATTTAATTTCCAAAGTGAAAATATAATCTGTCAATAGAGTTATTTCAGATTCGGTTAATAAGGGATGTGCTGGCATCTTGCCTTTACCATATCTGATACTGTGACGCACTTGATCTTTGTTGTCTTTATATTTCTCTGCCACCTTTGCGAATGCAGGAGGATAACTGATGCCAATGTGTTGTACACTATGGCATCCTAAACACGCCTTTTGTTTGGCTAATACCTCTCCTTCATTCGCAAATGATAAATTTACTATTATTAATAGAATTAGAGGCAATAGTTTTTTCACGCTGCCTTACCCCAAACGTCCACCCAATCTCCAGATAACGCCCCTTTAGCGTAATCTGTGGCTCTATTCTCAAAGAAATTCGTGTGTGTTGGTGCATTAATCATCTCCTCAACCCATGGAAGCGGATTCTTCTTGACCTTAAAAATACCTTTAAGACCAAGAGAAATGAGCCTGCGGTCAGCAATGTAGCGTATATATGATTTGACATCATCAGCAGATAGATCAGGCATATTACCCATACTAAAAGCAAGATCGATAAACTTATCTTCGAGAGCAACCATCTTTTCAGCAATGGTATAAATTTGAGATTTGAGATCGTCATTCCATATCTCCTTGTTTTCTTCGATATAAGTTCTGAACAATTTAATCATTGATTCAGTGTGCATCGTTTCATCAACAATAGACCATGTAACGATTTGACCCATACCTTTCATTTTACCATGGCGTGGGAAGTTTAACAACATGATGAATGAACTAAACAACTGCATACCTTCTGTAAATGCAGAGAATACTGCAATATGTTTTGCTGTGTTTTCTTTTGTTGTATTCTGTTGTGCAATATCAACCACATAATCGTGTTTCTGTCTCATTGCATCATATTCTAAGAATTGATTGTACATAACATCTGGCAGACCCAGAGTCTCAATCAAATGTGAATATGCAGCAATGTGTAATGCTTCTCTTGCAGCAAAACCCAACAGCATCATACGAACTTCTGGTTGTGGAAAATATGGCAGATAGTTCTTTACATAACCACCAGCAACGTCAATGTCACCTTGTGTAAAGAATCTAAAGATATGTGTAAGGAATTGTTTTTCTTCTGCTGATAATTTGTTCTTCCAATCTTTTACATCTTCAAGCATTGGCACTTCGCTGTGTAACCAATGTGCCTGTTCATGTTTCAACCATGCATCATATGCCCATGGATAATGAAATGGTTTGAATGATGTTCTTTCGTCTGTTAGTTTTGTTTCTTGTTTCTTAATCATGGATGAATGCCTCTACCTCTTGTATTGTTTTTAGTCCTATTAATCTTTTTGTTGCGACATTATCTTCCATCATCACAAGTGTTGGCACACCACGAATGCCAAACTCTGTTGCAAGATCAGGTTGTTCGTCAATGTCAACCACTTCAATAGGTATATTTGTTTCTATCTGATCTAATACTGTTTTTAATGCTTTGCAAGGACCACACCATGCAGCAGTAAATCTTATAACTTTTTTCATCGCCCCTGTCCTCTATATTTTTTGTGTGATCGTCTTTCTGATTTATTCATACTGGATGTTTTCTTGTGTCCACCCTGTTTAGTCAATTTATGTACTGAATTATGTTTAGTCGTTCCAACTTGCTTAGCCATAATATCTCCTTATTTACTTTTATATTTTGCGTCCTGCTTTGCTTCTAGTTCACGTAAATCGTTTGCCAAATCTGATACCCCATGCCAATCTTCAATTGCAATCATTACTTGTAAGTATTCTAGTAAAATTTGTTTTTGTATTTCAAAGTTATTATAGTCTTTAGTCACTACTGAGTTCTTTATGTCCAATTTTATCTCCTATGTGATATCTCATACCAATATACGTACCCACAAATGCTCCTAATACTGCTGGTATAATCATCATATTGTCTGTGGTGTAATTGATTACAGCAACACCACCTAGAAATGTAATTGCAGATGCCCATATACTTGCAGCAACTGGTCTATCATTCTGTACTGATTTAAGTAATAGTGTATATACGATATCTGTGAACAACATACAAATAAACGTGAAGAAATATGCCCACATTAATCTTTTTTCTCTGCTGGTTGTACTATTACTGTCGCTGGTGGTTCTGGCCAAACTTTATCTTTGATTGCATTAGCGCCAATCCAACCCCATGCACTAAAGAAACCCCATACAATCATATCTAATATCATATCATTTCTCCATCAATTTGTCAACAAACTGTTTTAATAGTTTGTGGTGTCTATTTTCATGCCAATGTCTATGGAGATATGGTTTGTCATACCAATATTCCTCACTCTCCAGATGAGGTCCAATAAGACCTATACGTCCTTGGATAATTGCTGCTGGATCCCCGTTTGCGTACCTGGCAACGGTTTCAAAATATCTTTCGTCTCCGATAAATGCAGGTCCATCGTAAAAGAAGAATTTATCTGTTGTGCCGTTCCAGTTACAGTCCACTGCTTTGCTGTAGTATCTTCTTGTGCAGGTGTCTGGTCGTTTGATATATTGTTTGGATTCAACTCCGTACAATATATTAAGATAATGCCTGTCAGCCCAGTAAGCACCCATACATATCCCAAGATATCTACCACCATTTTTGAGATAGTTAAGGATAAGACTCCTGTGATGCTTAAAATATGTATCGTAAGCATCACTATCGCCGACACCGCCAGGGAAACATACAAGATCCACATCACGGAAAAAGTCATCTTCGGTTTCATGTTTAGTAAATAATTTATATGTGTAATCAGACCCTAGTGCTTTGATTATACCATTGCACGATTGAACAGAACATTTTGGATGTTGTACAAATAATCCAATCGTTTTCACATCATCCTTCACATGCTAAGCAAACATCCTCTGTCGCTAGTGCCTTCAAATCAATTTCTTCAATTACTTTACGTTCAATACGTTTTGATACTTTATCAGCCTTTGCAAGTTTCTCTGAACGGCAGTAATACAACGTTTTGAGTCCTTGCTTCCATGCTTGAAAATGAACTGCATGTAGATACTTGATATTTACATCAGGTCTA